GAGCTATGCCTACCCGTGGTGGTCGCACAGCTACTAATATGATGAAAAAGTCTGGACGAGGTAAATAATGTCTTCTTTAACTGCTCCCGTTACGCTTCTTAGCTCTGTTACTGCTACAGGTGCTTCTGTAGCTGTTCAGGTAGATGCTGGTATGCCAGCAATTCTGCACGTTACAGGTATCACAACTGCTACTGTTGCCCTTCAAGGTAGTCTTGATGGCACAACATTTAGCACTGTTGGCACTGCTTTAACGGCTGATGGCTTTGTTACTTTGGCTAATGCTCCTAAATATTTGAGAGCCAATTGCACAGCGTATACATCTGGAACAATCATCGCAAAGATATTGTACTGATATGAAAACTAAAGCCCAAAAGAAGATCAGCAAAGTGATGACTGAGTTTGGCAAGGGTAAGTTGACTACCAATAAAAAGGTCGTTACTAATCCAAAACAGGCTTTGGCTATTGCTTTGTCTGAAGCGGGAAAGGCTAAGAAGAAATGAAATCTAAGGTCAATCAAGCAAAGGTATACACCAAACCTACCATGCGTAAAGCCTTGTTTGAGAAGATCAAGGCGGGTAGCTCAGGAGGTGATCCTGGTGAATGGTCTGCCCGTAAAGCACAACTGTTAGCTAAAGAATACAAAGCCAAGGGTGGCGGTTACAAATCTTAACTGGAGAAAATTATGCGTGTTATTGAAATCAAAGCTGCTAAAACCTTTAAGCCTTGCGCTGGTTGCCCAACACCTAGCAAGTGCAAATCTATGGGTAAATGCGCTAAAAAGATGAAATGAAAGCCCCTCAAAAGAGTTTAAAAGATTGGGGCGACCAGAAATGGCGCACCAAGTCTGGTAAGCCTTCCTCTGTAACGGGTGAAAGATATTTACCAGAGGCGGCTATCAAATCTTTGTCGGCTAAAGAGTATGCGGCAACCACAAAAGCCAAGCGTGAAGGCACAAAGGCTGGTAAACAGTTTGTAAAACAACCTAAGTCGATTGCAAAGAAAACGGCAAAATTTAGATGAGGTAAATATGAAGAGTCCTGCTTGGCAAACAAAAGAAGGAAAAAACCCCAAGGGGGGCTTGAATGCCAAAGGAAGGGCATCGTATAATGCAGAAACTGGTGGCAATCTAAAGCCTCCAGTGAAGTCGGGGGATAACCCTCGCAGAGCAAGTTTCTTGGCTCGTATGGGTAGTAATGATGGCCCTGAGTACAAGAATGGTGAACCAACGAGACTGCTTCTTTCGCTAAAGGCTTGGGGTGCTAATTCCAAGTCTGACGCAAAGGCAAAAGCTAAAGCTATATCCGCAAGGAACAAAGCGAAAGCAAAATGAGACCAGTATCTGTTGGAGTCAGCCCTACGGCGGCAGTATTGACCACTGTTTTTACAGTGCCAACGGCTTATTACGCTAAATTTACTGTGATGTACATCCACAACACTGGTGGATCAACAAAGCACATCACTGTTGCTTGGTACGACGCTAGCACTGCAACCAGTTATGACATTCTTACTACTTACGACTTTACTTCAAAAGCGTATCTTCAGTTTGATGGCAATGCGTATATGGTTTTGGAAGAAGGCGACAAGATTCAAATTACTACGCAAGCGGGTAGTACCTTCAGTTTTATAGCAACCTTTGAGGTTGAGGGAGCGCAAAGAATATGACCTACCTACAACTGATAAACAACGTGCTGATTCGTTTGCGTGAGACGCAAGTCTCCACTAACAACGAGACAACTTATTCAACCCTGATTGGTTTGTTTGTCAACGATGCCAAGCGCCAGATTGAGGACGCTTTTAGTTGGAACGTGTTGGGTCAGACAGTGACCATTACCACGGTGGCCGCGACCTACATCTATTCGATGACGGGTGCGGGTCAGAAGTTCCAAGTGCAAGACGCGATCAACACCACATCAAACATCGGTCTGCAAAACATCAGTTTTGTGGAGATGAACCGCTATCAAAACCTAGTCCCAACAACAAACGGGATTCCTCAGTATTACGCATTTGATGGTGTAGACAACAATGGCGACACCAAGGTGGTGCTGTACCCTCGACCTGATGGGGTCTTCAACATCCCGTTTTCGTTGACAGTACCCCAAGCTACATTGGCGGCTGATGGCACATCTGTGCTTGTCCCTGACACTCTGGTGGTGCAAAACGCCTACGCCCGTGCGCTAGTTGAGCGCGGCGAGGATGGCGGTCTAAACTCTTCCGAGGCTTATCAACTGTATCGTGGAATGTTGTCTGACCAGATTGCTCTTGAAGGCACACGCTATCCTGAAAATCAGGAGTTTGTAGCGATATGAGTCAAGCCCTCCAAACAGCAAGTATCTCAGCGCCAGGATTCTTTGGCCTGAATACGCAAGACTCGCCTTTGGACTTGGCGGCTGGCTTTGCCTTGGTTGCAACTAATTGCGTGATTGACCAATATGGTCGCATCGGCTCACGCAAGGGTTGGGCGCGGGTTAACGCATCTGCTGGTAATTTGGGTGCAAATGCCCCCGCTGTGATCCATGAACTGGTGCAGACTGATGGCACTCTGACAATTCTCTTTGCTGGAAACAACAAGCTGTTCAAGTTAGACAGTAGCAACGCTGTGGTTGAATTGACCTACGGCGGCGGTGGCACAGCACCTACGATCACGGCAAATAACTGGTCTTGCGCCTCGCTTAACGGCATTACTTATTTCTTTCAAACAGGCTTTGACCCGCTAATCTTTGACCCTGCTGTCAGCACTACGACCTTCAGGCGCGTTAGTGAGAAGTCAGGCTACGTTGGTACTGTACCTTCAGGCAACATCGCTATCAGCGCCTATGGCCGCTTGTGGGTGGCAGATACGTCATCGGATAACACCACGGTCTTTTTCTCTGACCTACTTGCTGGTCATGTTTGGTCAACGGGTACTTCAGGCTCTCTCAATACCAACCTAGTTTGGCCGAACGGTGCAGACAACATCACTGGCCTTGCAGCGCACAACAACTTCCTAATCATCTTTGGTCAGCGTCAGATTCTGGTCTATTCGGGTGCGACTACGCCTTCCACAATCACATTGGCCGACACGGTGGCAGGTATCGGTTGCATCGCAAGAGACTCGATCCAAGGCACTGGCAAGGATGTTCTCTTTTTGTCCAATTCAGGAGTTCGGTCATTTGCGCGAACTGTGATTGAGAAATCAGTGCCGATTGGTGACTTGTCCAAGAATGTCCGTAGTGACTTTATGAACATTGTCGCTGGCGAAACACTGGCAAACATCAAGTCTGTTTATTCTGAAACGGAAGCGTTCTATCTGATAACCCTACCGTTTGTCAAAGAGGTGTTTTGCTTTGATACCCGTGGGCAGTTGCAAGATGGATCATTTCGAGTTACCACTTGGGACTCAATCGAGCCTACAGCGTTACTCTCAAGGCGCAATGGCGATCTTTTGCTTGGCAAGACGAGCTATGTTGCCAAGTACACGGGCGCACAAGATGACACCGAGTCGTATCGGCTGTTGTACTACACCAACCATGCTGATCTAGGCGATGCCAATGTTACCTCGTTGCTCAAGCGGCTCAAGGTGATTGTGATTGGCGGCACAAACCAATTCGTAACGCTCAAGTGGGGCTTTGATTTCAGCACCAACTATTTGTCAACTAATGCACAAATTCCGTCCCAATCGGTTTCTGAGTACGGAATTGCTGAATACGGCGCAAATGCCACGGTGATTGCCCAATACGCAAATGGTGTTGCTTTGCAAACTTTGAGCGTTTCTGCTAGCGGAAGCGGTAAAATCGTGCAAACGGGCTATGAGGCTGACATTGATGGCTCTGCGCTGTCAATTCAGCGGATTGAAATCCAAAGCAAAGCAGGCAAGACGGTATAAAACAAGGAGAATGATTTGTCCAATTACACACAAAGCACTAATTTTGCAACCAAAGACGCGCTTACTTCTGGCGACCCGCTGAAGATCGTCAAAGGCACGGAGATCAACACAGAGTTTGTGAACATTTCTGTTGCCATTGCAACTAAGGCTGATTTAGCATCTCCTACTTTTACTGGTAGTCCTGTTTTACCAACTGGTACTACTGGTGTAACTCAAAGTGCGGGAAATAGTAGCACTTTGCTGGCTACCACGGCGTTTGTCACAACTGCTGATGCGTTGAAGGCAAACATAGCATCGCCAACTTTTACGGGAACGCCTGCTGCGCCTACTGCGTCAGTAGACACCAACACCACTCAAATAGCTACCACGGCGTTTGTTGTTGCCCAAGTAGCGGATGATGCACCAAGTAAGACTGGAACTGGCGCAAGCGGGAACTGGGGTATTAACATTACTGGAAGCTCTGCATCTTGCACGGGCAATGCAAACACAGTTACAACAATCACAACTACTCAAGTGTTAAATGCAACAGCAGGAGCTTCTGCTGGAGCTGTTGGAACTTATGCTTATTTAACTACTTTGGCAACTACTGATGTCATAACTTTTGGATCTACTTATGCGGGTAGTGGTTTGTTTCCCGCAATAACTAGAAATACTGCGGATATTGATTTGATTGTTTCTGGTACGGCAGTATCAGGGACTTGGCAAGCAGTTTGTGGTGATGGTTCACTTTCAACCTCAACCCATAAAACTGGTATGTTTTTACGAATTTCGTAAGGAATAAATATGCAAAATGTACTTACATCATTAAAAAATCCAAAATGGTCAAATGAGGCTCACACAACCATTGATTGTGAAATTACTACAAGTCAATTTGGCTCTAAAGTATTGCCATTTACTGCCAATCAAAATGATGTTGAGGCTTATGGCAGAGAAATTTTTGCCGCTATTGTTGCTGGCGAATATGGTTCAATTAGCCAATACGTTGCACCTGTATAAATAAAAAAATGATTACTCATCACTTCAGCGATGGTCTTTACGCCAAAGAAGCCGTATTTGCGGAGGGCACAGCCATTCTGAAACACGTACATGACTTTAGCCATTTGTCTATTCTTGCCAAAGGTAAGGTTGCTGTGATGAAGGGTGAGGATGTAGAGGTTGTTGAAGCGCCAGCTTGCATAGAGATTAAAGCGGGTTTGACGCATGGTGTTAAAGCGTTGACAGATTGTGTTTGGTTTTGTATTCACGCCACTGACGAGAAAGATCCGTCAAAAGTGGACAATATTTTGATTGGAGTTTGATATGCCATTTATAACAGCAGGTGCTTCCTTATTGGGGGGCTTATTGGGTGGAAGTTCTGCTCGAAGTGCCGCACGGACGCAAGCCGCAGCACAAACTGAAGCCGCAAGATTAGCCGCTGAAGAAGCTCGCTTTCGACCAGTAGGAGTTACTACACGTTTTGGTCAGTCTCAATTCCAGAC